ATTACGGAATTGAAGAGGAGATGGTTGAAGAACTGGCTCGTTATGTTGACCTTATTGAAAGGAGCGCCGATGCCTAAGTATGTTGCAGGGAAAGACTTTAAGAACAGTAAAGAAAGGCTGTTTAATTTAACAGAAAGTGATTACTTAAGCAAAAAAGCAGTAGTCGAGATAGTTATTGAGCGACTAAATGGAAGGCACAGAAAATCTTTTCTGGAAAAAGCGTTCAGAAAACTAAGTGCCGAAGAAGTTGCAACTATTGGAAATCTTGTTGACGCAACCATTAAAAGAGAAGTGGGCGTTATTCAAGATAAACTCAACTCTAAATGCAAGGATATTATCTAATGAATTATATTGTTAGCGGCAACGGAACTATGACGATTGTGGTTGATAACCAAAGCTACACGGTTGGGTACGACCATCCCAATTACTTGGCTATCAAAGAATGTATCGTTAATAACGATGCAGAAAACATTGTTGAACTGATTGACATTCCCTCTGCTATCGAAGATTATGCAGAAGGCAAGGTTACTGTTACTAATGGTGTTCTTCGTTATGACGGCGAGGAAATTCACAACACTCTTACTGAGCGCATTATGGGAATGATGCGTAATGGCTTTCCCTTTGAGCCTATGATTAAGTTTTTGGCTAACGTCTTGGAGAACCATAGTAATCGCGCCGTTCAAGAACTGTATACGTTCCTTGAGCATAAGAACCTTCCTATCACAGAAGATGGTTGCTTCCTTGCTTACAAGGCTGTGACTAGTGACTATAAGGATAAGTGGTCTCAGCAGATTGACAACAGCGTTGGTCAAACTGTTAGTATGCAGCGCCGCAAGGTTAATGATGATTGTAATGTTGGATGTTCTGACGGTCTTCACTGTGGCGCGCTGGATTATGTTGAAGGCTATCGGTCTGAGCATAATGGAGACCGTGTAGTCATCGTTAAGGTTAACCCCAAGGACGTTGTGTCAGTTCCAACTGATTGCGAATGTCAGAAGGTGCGAACCTGTGAGTATCAGGTTATTGCTGACTACCAAGGACCGCTTAAGAGTCTTCTTCATAGGGGAGAAGATGGCGAAGCGTGGACCGAAGATGAGTTTAACGAGTTCATGTCTAACCTTATGGGCTTGTCAGACGTGGAAGAATCCGACGAGCAGGATTACCTTGAGAGTCCTAACGAGGGCATGGACATTTAATGGAATGCATTATCTTCTTGGCTTATTATTGGGCCGAGGGGTTTGAGTTCTGGTTTTGGTTGATTGTTTTTATTCTTACTTGCTTATACAGTTTTCTTGATGGACTAATAACTGGACCCCACAAGCAGGAGTCCAAAACTGAGATAGTCCTGATTGATAAAAGACCAATAGGCTTAAGTAACACAGTTAAAACCGAAGAAACTAAAACCCCTTTAACTAACCAAGAAATAATTGATGACGCCTTAAGTGGTCTTGTCGGTCTTGGTTATAAAAAGAGAAAAGTGTCAAAAATTGTCTCAGACTTAGTTGAGGTTAAACAATATGAAAAACCAGAAGACTTAATAAGAGACGTGTTTGAACACGCAAAAAAGTAACGGAAAGGGCAGGGGGTTATCTCCTGCCCTTTCTTTTTGGAGGAACAATGAATAGACTAAAAAGAACAACGTGTTATTTATGTGGTCCGATGGACAGGGTTATGGATGGCGGAATTATCTGGCGACAGGAAATTACGCCTAGACTTAAAGAGCTTGAAATCGGAGTGCTTGACCCCTGTGACAAGCCAAGCAACTATGCAACAGAAGATTCAAACACAAGAGAAAGAATTGACCTATGCAAAGAGTCTGGAGACTTTGATTCCATATCAAATATAATGAAACCTATATGCGCCGTTGACCTTAGAATGGTTGATATAGCACATTTTTTGATTGTTAATCTTGACGTAGATATTCATATGTGTGGTTCATACCACGAAATGTTTGTTGCGATAGGACAAAAGAAACCTGTTCTAATTAGATGCGAAGGCGGAAAAGAAAAATTACCAAACTGGATGTTTGGAGTTACACCTCACCAAATGGTGTTTTCAACTTGGGATGAACTAATGGGATATTTAAATCATGTAGATTCTGACGAGCAAGTTGAACACTATAATAGATGGAGGTTCTTTGACTTCAATAAGGTTTATGAACAAAGCGTTTCACCCGAACTAATCTGATGTTAGTAGTAGTCTGAACAACTTGGAGACCTAGCGAAAATGGCAAGAGCAAGAAGACAAGCGAGAGTTCCAACTAAGCAGGAAGCGTATAAGTATAAGACTAGGTACGGCAGTCATGCTGACATGATTGACGAAGAAAAAACTTCTGAATTAAATGATGAAAAATTAGCCGTCTTAGAGGACGAACATGGATATTATATAACTGAGAGGCGTCGTATCGACAACGGACTGGCTGACCCAAAAAGATATACTCAATCTAGACTTAAGTTTTACAAATAAGCAAGGAGATTAATATGATTAATATACATTTCAACAGACGTGAGTTTATGAAGATTGGCGCCATCGGAGCCGGTATGTCTTCGATGGGACTCAATGACGCTAATGCACAATCTTTACCAACCAGCGATAAGTCAGTAGTCTGGGTTTGGCTAGGTGGAGGCGCTACTCAGGTTGAAACATTTGACCCCAAGCCTATGGCTCCTTCGGAGTTTAGGGGTGTTAATGGTTCAGTGATGACTAATGGCGATTTTCTTATTGGCGCCGACTTCATGCAGTTGTCAACGAGAAGCGATAAGATTTCTGTAGTGCGCTCATTCGCGCATAGAAATAGTAGCCATAGAACAGGCACACACTGGGTTATGACCGGACATAACTCAACTGACAACTCGCCCCAGTCAGTACAACAGGAGCCGTCCTATGGTTCGATTGTTTCATCTCTATACGGGGCTAACCACCCCCTATCTGGTATGCCCTCATATGTTAGAGTCAACGGCATTAGCTTTGATGGGCCTTCGTGGTTAGGTGGTCAGTACAAGCCTTACGAAGCTAGCGGTGAAGGCGTGGCTAACCTGAAGTCTAGAGTTAAGAGCGACCGTTTCTCTGACCGTAGAGATTTAGTTGGAGGTCTTGACAATCTTAAGCTAACCAACGAATTGGAAACTTGGGGAGACCTCAGAAAACAGTCATACGGCCTTCTTTTAGGCAAAGCTAGTGAAGCATTTGATGTTAAGAAAGAACCTGAAGCTATCAGAAACAGATATGGTAAAGGTATTGGAGAGCAAATGCTCTTGGCGCGTCGTCTTGTGGAGAACGGCACAAAGTTTGTAACTATTCACTATGGTGGATGGGACATGCATGGTAATATTTCCAAGTCCCTCAAAGGAAGAGTGCCTCCACTTGACCACGCCCTTTCGACATTCATTGATGATGTTAACGAAAAAGGAATGAACAAGGATGTTTTACTTGTCGTTACTGGCGAGTTTGGGCGCACTTATCGTATTAATAAGAATGGTGGACGAGACCACTGGCCCCAACTAAGCACCCTAATGTTCTCCGGTGGAGATTTTGAGATGGGTAGAACCATTGGGGAGTCCACAGACAGGGCTGAGACGCCCAAGACTGACCCCTACGGACCTCTCGACGTGACCGCAACCCTCTTCTCTCATTTTGGCATTGATTCCGCCACACAGAGGGTTGACTTTGCTGGACGACCTCGTTATTTTGTAGATGGAGATGCGAGGTCCATTCTATGATAACCTTCACAAAAGAAGCTGTAGACAAACTAAAAGAGTTTGCTAAAGAAGAAACTGATTCTCCTTGGGTCAGAGTTGGCGTTAAGGGTGGCGGATGCTCTGGCTTTACCTATAGTATGGGATATACCGAAGAAGAAGACTATAACGAGGATAAGCTAAAGAAGTTTGAGCAGGATGGTATAACTTGTGTTATAGATAGAGCTAGTGAGCCTTTTATAGCCGGGGTAACTGTAGACTGGCATGAAGACTTAATGAAACGCGGATTTGTTTTCAATAATCCTAACGCAACTAGGAGTTGTGGTTGTGGAAAAAGTTTCAGCGTATAAGTTTCCTAATCTAGCAACCTTACTGGTTTGCTCTTATCTTGATGAGCAAAAATCCTCTAAAGACGTGAGGGTTGAAGCAATCAAGAAACACTTTCATGTGCTTTACATGGAGGCTAGAAAAGCAAATCCGTTTGTTGGTAGTTGTACTAAACTTATTATAAATGATGTTGATTGGGACTTCGTAGAAGACTATTTAGACTAATGGCTTCCAAACAACTTACAACCTATAGCCTACAGAGAAGCGGACATAATGCAATAATCAAATGGTTGTTGTATCAAAATGAGAATGTAGATAAGTTTCGTGAGTGGACTGAATTGGAGTCGAAAATACGCGAGGAATGTTTTTTTGTTAGATACGGCTCTTATACTGGCTTCCATATCAATAAACCTGATATGGGTAATATAGGACTTAATATTGATACACTAGATGGTGACTTAATTATACAAAATCGTGCAGATTTGCGGTTGCCAGAAACTGTGGAACAAAATGAAACTGTTGTAGTTATTCTAAGAGACTGGAGAAACTATGTTGCCAGCCACATTAAACACACTGACAGGGACAGGGAGCGCGAGCGTCAGACTCTAGGTGACTCAACTCTCTTTTGGCAAGCAACGTCGCTTAACGAACGGGTTAAACCAAATCTTTTTAAGGAATACGCGACACACTTCATTAACGAGTCATCTTACTACCCCATCCTATTTGACAGATGGTTTGCGAGTAAAAAATACAGAATAAAAATCTGTCAGGATTTAGATTTACATTTTACTGATATTGGAAAACAAAGTGTCCCCTCTTTTGGAGGAGGGAGTTCTTTTGATAAGTTAAGGCTTGATGGGCAAGCTGAGCAAATGGATGTCCTAAACCGATATAAAATGTATGAAGACGATGTTTCCTATCAAGAGTTAATGCAGGATGATGAAATAGTAGAATTAAATAGTCAGATGGGTGTTTATAATGAAGACGATAGCAATTAGCGGGGGCTTCGACCCAGTTCATGTAGGTCATCTTAGGATGATGAAAGCAGCCAGTGACTTCGGAGAAGTTATAGTTATTCTAAATAGCGATGACTGGCTAGAGAGAAAGAAGGGTTATGTATTTATGCCCTTTGAGGAAAGAAAAGAAATTATTGAAGGTTTTTATTGTGTCCACAAAGTTGTATCCGTTGACGATAGTGATGATACCGTATGCGAAGCTATCGCAAGAATAATGCCAGACTTTTTTGGCAATGGTGGAGACAGAAAATCTGACAACGTGCCAGAGGTTGCTGTTTGTGAAGCTATTGGAACAACCCTGCTGTGGAATGTCGGCGGAAACAAAATTCAGAGTAGTAGTGAACTAGTTGAGAACTACAAGGAGAGTACGGATGGCAAAGACTCTTAGTTTCAAGTCTGCTATTGATGCCCTGAGTAGAAGCAGTCTTAGGTTTACCAAATTAAATGGCCGAGACCAAGGCAAGGTACACGGTAGAAGTACCGAGGGCTTTCCTGACGGTGGCGATTCGGCTACAATTGAAGACGTGCTTCATAGCATGGGCTGCGATTTGTTTGGGAATACAAAATATAAGATAACTATTCAAGCGGAAGAAATACGAAATGCCAAACAAAAGAAGATTAAAAAAGAAGAAAGCCCGCGAGAGGTTAGTTAAGAAGAGGGTTCAGGCTAGGAGGGCCGATATCCGTGAAGAAGCTCGGCTTAAGAAAGAAGTCGAGGATATTCAATGGGAGAACAGGGAAAGGATTACCCCTATTAGGAACCCTAAGAACAATGAGTGAAAGCAAGGAAGCTCTACGAGAAAGAAAAAGCCGGGAAAAAAGAATAAGAGGGCGAAAGTACAAAAAATTACTGGTTGAACATTTTGGGGGAAAATGTGTCACTTGTGGATACGATAGATGTCCAGCGAGTTTTGATTTTCATCACCCAATTCCAGAAGAAAAAGAATTTACTATAGCTTCAGAATTGGGAAGCATGACGTACCAAAGGCTATTGAAAGAAGCCGAAAAGTGTATGCTTCTTTGCGCTAATTGTCATAGAGAGCTTCACTACTATGAATCAGAAGAATTTGCAGAAGTCAATCGAGATAGCGAAACAACTCTTCCCGACTTGCTATGCGAAGAGAGTGAAGTATCAGACGTTCCACTTTGCCTTTCTGTGGAAGAAGAATCGTCTGATTTCAATTGGGCAGAACAGAGTTGACAAACCCTCCGCTAAGGCTTTGTACTTTGCGGAGAGGTTTAATATAGAACACCAAAAGAAGTATCCCTACATGCACGCTGAGATAAGCGCGATTCAGAAGGTTTGGAGTAAAGTCTATATAGATAACTCAGTCAGCATGGTGGTACTCAGGCTTTCAAAGAACGGAACACTACAAAACAGTAAACCCTGCAAGGGATGTGCAACGATACTGGATGCACTTGGGGTCGAAGATGTGTGTTGGTCAGATTCCAGTGGAAATATAGTTTCTAGCGATACTATTTTGCTCGAACAGGATATAATTTAGGTATATTATGCCGAAGTTTTATGTAGAGTCCGGGCCTTTATCCGACGTGGTTGATGCGCCCGACAGCTTATCAGCCTGCATTAAAGCCATTAAAAGAAGTTTAAAGAAAATAAAAGGCGGTGAAAAATCTATAAAAACTGCTAACATTTTTACTGTAAACGAAAAAGGGTTTTTAACAGATAGAGACCAGTTTACTACATCAGACTTCGTTCAACACGACGCAAGAGAGGTATTAAAAGAGCTAAAGGGGTAGTAATTGCCCTTGTAGCTCAGTTGGACAGAGCATCGGATTTCTAATCCGAGGGTCGCAGGTTCGAGTCCTGCCAAGGGTACTTATAAGAAAGGTGTTAAATGTCAGACCCAACCAAAAGATTAATAGTAGATTGTGATGGAGTTATAGCAGACAAGAATCACGGTGGTGATTATTCTAAAGCTGGCCCGCTTCAGCACGGCATCGACCAAGTAAACAAGCTATATGACATGGGGTATGAGATTGTTCTTTATACTGCGCGATATGGCGACAGAGAGAACGGAAACATACACAGGCAGTATGAGAGAGGATACAGAGAGTGGACAGATTGGCTAGAAGACCACGGCGTTAAATATCATCATGCCCACATGGGAAAGCTAGCTGGCGTTATATACATAGACGATAAAGCTGCTAGGGTTGAGGGAGATACGGAGGATGGCTGGTCTCAAGTCTGGAAAGAAATTGACAACCTGAAGGGGAAAGACAGATATGGAAACCCCGTAATTGAAGAGTTAGATACGGGTGGTGACGGGATTGCATATCGTATAACCTGAAAGGACAGTTATGAAATTAGACCACATCGCTTATAGAGTTAAAGACCGGCATAAGGCCGCTGAGTTCTTTAAGTCGATGTTCAATTATGAGGTTGGCACTGAATTCGATGTAGAGTTTGACGATGGTTCCAAGGCAGAGTGCTATGCTCTCCTGCCTCCAGTTAAGCCAGAGGTTTTAGTCCGCGAAGGTCCAGAAATTTTTATATCTGACGGCACTTCAGGTTCTATAGTAGGCAACTGGGTTGAATCTCGTGGAGGGGTTGGTGGAATACATCACATAGCTTACAGAACCAGAAAAATAGACACTCTTGTAGAAGAGTGGAAAAATCTAGGTATTGAGTTTTTGACAGACGACATAATAGACTGCCCAGAGGACAACTTAAGACAAATTTTCACCAAGCCTTTAGACTATCTTGGCGGCGTGATAATAGAACTTATACAAAGAGGAAGCAAAGGCTTCTGCGAGAACTCAGTTAAAAATCTTATGGAATCTACAAAGGAAGTAAAATGAACACTGTGCAAATCGTTCAGGGTCTCAACTATATTAGCGGTCAGTTTACAGCACCCAGCCCGGTAGACGTTGATTATTTTGACAGCATCAATCCGGCAACAGGACAGATATTAGGTTCGTTTCCTCAATCCACATCTAGCGATATAGACTGTGCTTACGAAGTCGCTAGAGAATCTTTTGAAGGCTGGAGGCAATATAGCAGAGTAAAGCGAGCAGAGTATTTTCTTGCTCTTGCTAATCTAGTAGAAAAAAGAAGAGAAGAAATTGCCAGAGCCGTTAGTCTGGAGACGGGAAAGGTCTACAACGAGTCTATTGCTGAAGTTAATGAAGCTCTACATATGGCTCAATATGCTTTTGGTACAGGGAGGATGCCTTATGGAGAAGCAATCGCGTCTGAGCTACCTGAAAAAGACGCTTTTATGCTCAGGAAGCCCAAGGGTGTTGTTGCTATTGTTGCTCCTTTTAACTTTCCTTTCGCTATTGGAGGCTTCTGGTGTGCTGCACCGGCTCTTGTCGAAGGCAATACTGTTATTTTAAAACCAAGCGAGGACGTTCCTTGGGTTGGTCAACTTATTGCAGAACTTTATAACGAAGCAGGATTTCCTCCCGGTGTGTTTAATATGATACACGGCGACGGCAAGGTTGGCGACCAACTAATCCATAAGGATATAGACCACGTTTGCTTTACCGGCAGCGCCGACGTAGGAATGCATGTTCGTAAGGTTTGCGCCGAGAGTTGGCACAAGACCGCTTCCTGCGAAATGGGAAGTAAGTCAGCAGTCATTATTCATGAGGATGCAAACTATGACCTCGCTCTTCCAGCCTGCCTTGCCAGTGCTTTTAAATTATCTGGTCAGCGATGTGTGTCTGCTGGTCGCCTAATTGTTCATCGGTCTCTCTACGATAAGTTTGCAAAAGACTTTGCTTCCTTGGCGTCTAGAGCCGTTACCGGAGACCCATTTGATGATAACACATTTTATGGAAGCTTAATCAACGAAACTCAACTAAAAAGAGTCGAGTCGTTTAACCAGTTGGTTAACGACGACCCAGAGGCAGAAGTTCTACTTATGGGTTCCAGATGTCAAAACAACGGGTTGTTTCTAACCCCAACTGTATACAAAACGGAGTGGAGAGATGTACCATACCTCAAACAAGAAGTTTTCGGCCCTCATGTGGCAATCATTCCTTACGATACAATTGATGATGCTATTAGGATTTACAACGACACTGATTATGGACTTTCTCTTGGAGTAGTAACGGAGGACTTTAAAATTGCCAGACGAATTCGTAATGAATGTGATTTTGGTCTTGGTTATTGGAACGGTGGTAGCATTGCGGCTGAGAGTCATCTGGGATTCGGAGGAGTGAAGAAGTCTGGAAACGGACAACCTAGCGCAGCCCGAACCTTTAGAGCCGTAACTCACGAAGTCGCATGGACCGTCAATCACGGAGATTCACTCAACTTCCCACAAGGCATGAAAACAGGAACTGATGAATGAGATTCTAGTATGCAATCCTAGTTATTTCGACATCAACTACGAAATAAACTCTTGGATGAGCGTAGATAATGGCGCGGACCCAGAAAAAGCTAGTAGACAGTGGCTTAATCTTACCAATCAACTACTAGGCTGTGGAGCCACTCTACACTACATAGAACCAGACCCTAGATTTCCAGACATGGTTTTTACAGCCAACGCTGGACTGGTTCATAGTAAAACTAGAACGGTAATTCTATCAAACTTTCGACACAAAGAAAGACAGGGAGAAAAACAGGTATTTAAAGATTGGTTTTTGAATCACGACTACAGAGTAGTTGAACTACCAGAGCATATATGTTTTGAGGGAGAGGGTGACGCTTTATTTTTAGGCGACACTCTTTTTCTCGGTTATGGGTTTAGAACAGACCTATCTGCCCATAGTATTATTGCCAACGCATTAGGGGTTGACTATGTTTCCTGTGAACTGGTCGACCCCTATTTCTATCACCTTGATACCTGCTTTATGCCAATGTCAGACAGGGTTGTTTATTTCAAGAACGCATTTTCAGATTACTCTCAAATCTCAATGATTGACAAGTTCATAGAGATAGGAACCGAACGGGGAAGGCTTGATATACTTAACGTCCACAAAGAACAGGCGGATGAGTTTATTTGCAATAGCGTCAACGTAAAAAGCTCAATAATAACCCCAACAAGCAGTAGCCATTTGTCTTTTGCTGGCTATAAACAATATGTGTGTAATTTATCTGAGTTTATGAAATCTGGTGGGGCAGCTAAATGTCTGACTCTCAAGTTATAGAAATATTAAAAAATCATATATTGGTTGACGGATTCCATGTGGTCGTTGACCAAACCAACAGTCTGGGTTCTTATGTAGCCGACTTAAATACAGGCAAGAAGTACCTCGACTGCTACTCACAATTTGCGAGCCAACCGTTGGGCTGGAAGCACTCTGCTCTAATTAAAGCTCAGATAGAAATGGGAATTGTCGGCAAAGTAAAAATAGCTAACAGCGATATGTACTCAGAAGAATATGCAGAATTTGTTGAAGCTTTTTCTGACATTACGCCCGACTTTGATTATTATTTCTTTATAGATGGAGGTGCTTTGGGGGTAGAGAATGCGCTTAAAGCTGCGTTTGATTGGAAAGCCAAGAAGCTAGGATACACTCACACTGTTGACATAAATAACATGGACGTGTTTCATTTAAAGAATGCCTTCCATGGAAGAACAGGCTACACACTGTCGCTGACCAACACAACACCAGAAAAGACATCGCTTTTTCCCAAGTTTAGATGGACTACAGTAGAACCTGACTGGGAAGACATTGAAAAAAGAATGCATGATGAGGTAGCTGCAATTATTATAGAACCTATTCAGGGCGAGGGCGGGGACAACCATTTTCCTCTAGAGTTTTTCAAGAACCTAAGACGTATAGCAGATGAACGAGATTGTCTTCTTATCTTTGATGAAGTTCAAACTGGTCTGGGGCTTACGGGCAAGATGTGGGCCTACGAACATTTTGATGTTGTTCCAGACATGATGTGCTTTGGTAAAAAGACTCAGGTGTGTGGTTTTTGTTCGACAAAGAGGATAGACGAGGTAGAATATAATGTTTTCAATACTTCCGGTCGTATTAATTCTACTTGGGGCGGCAATATTGTGGATATGGTTAGATTCCAATATATCGTAGAAGCAATAAAAGAACATAATCTGGTTGAAAACGCCCGAGATGTAGGTCAGCATCTTACTTGGGAGTTAATGAAACTTCCACTCATAGATAACGTGAGAGGAAGAGGTTTAATGATAGCATTTGATTTACCAGATGAACAGACTCGCGACACCATGATGTCGCTCTTACAGGAAAACATGCTAGCGCTTAAGTGTGGAATTCGCTCAATTCGATTGAGACCACCTCTAACATTTTCCTTAGAGGACGCTGACTCAGCAAGGAATTTTATCTATGAGGCCATCACAAAGCTATGAATATACAAAACGTAGGAATAATAGGGCAGGGGTTTGTTGGAAGCGCTCTAAGAGAAATGTTTTCCAAACACTATAAGGTCTACACCTACGACAAAGCTCACAAAGATTTATCAACCCATAAAAACGTGGGGGAGATGTCTAGACGCTGCGAAGTTGTTTTTGTCTGCGTTCCCACTCCAATGAGGGAGGACGGTTCTTGTGATATATCAATTGTTAAGGATGTTGTGATTCAGGCTTGTAGCACTGGAAGACGCAATATCATTGCCGTTAAGTCAACCATTCCGCCTAACACAACAAAGGCTTTGCAGACACTATGCCAAGACTCACAGATAGTCTTTAATCCAGAGTTTTTACTTGAAAGAAACGCCGAAGATGACTTCAGGAATACAAGCAGGGTAATTCTGGGAGGCCCAAGACCAGCAACAACGAGGTTAAAATGGTTTTATGCCAATGTTTTTCCTAATGCCCAAATCATAAAAACAGATTCTACCGTAGCTGAAATGGTAAAATATTTAACAAATTCTTTTTTGGCGGTAAAGGTTTCTTTTGCCAATGAGATATATAATATATGTGAAAGCTTGGATATAGATTACGACAAAGTTGTTGAGTACTCTCTTTATGATGAGAGACTAGGCCAAACCCATTGGTCTGTACCCGGACCAGACGGACATTATGGTTTTGGCGGTAGTTGTTTTCCAAAAGACATTAATGCTCTTATGCATCTGGCACAAACATTGTGCATTAAGGCAAACACTATAAACGGTGCTTGGAATACCAATCTTATGACAAGACCTGAAAAAGACTGGGAGAAGCTTAAGGGAAGGGCTGTCAGTGAATAAAATTTATGTCTGCCGAGCAACGGTTGCTGCAAACCAGAACTTCAATGAAGACAAGCCGGTTATTGTTGTTCAAGAAGATGGTACAACAAAATACAAAGCTCATCATATAAAAATTGATGGGCCGTGTGAGATAGTTTATAAAAAGGAATCACCTATAGAGATAGAGGAACCGGGGATGGTCAGGTGTTGGATTGAGACAGACTCTAAGGTTATAAGAATAAATTAAATAATCGGAGGTAACAATCATGCCTACTAGCCAACAAGAAGCGTTCAGTATAGTTGAAATACTAGATGAATATTTAGACGAAGAACAAGCTAGAGAGCTTACTGCTAGACTAGAGCAAGAGATTGGGCAGAAAACAGACAACGACTCTTTAAAGGTTAGTCTGGAAATGCTCAAGGCTTTATACACAAAAAGCCCTAATAGAATAGATTACGCGAAAAAGGCTGCTCTCTATTCTCTTATCGTATTCCATGTTTTTGTTATAGTTGTCAATATAGCGGCGTTCTTCATCCTCCCATTCATGTACCCACTTTACGTGTGGATGCCTTTGAATAGCTTTATATTAGTTACCACATTCACCAGAGAAATATGTCCTCTTACCAGACTAGAAAACAGGCTCAGAACTTCTCTGGGGATGAACAGAATTGGCGGGTTCATAGGACACTACTTTATAAAACCAATAAGGAAGGCTGTCCGAAATAAACAAGTATGAATGTCTTTAAGGAATATATTTCTAATTTTCCAGAGTCGCTTTACCCTTGCAATCAAGAGGTTGTAAGGTACTACAACAACGTGACAGTGCTGGGAAGACAGAAAGCTGCGGATTCATCTGTCATTATATGTGGTATATGCAGGGACGCTGAAAAAAACTTAATGTTCAATGTTCCCAGAATTGAACGTATAGGCGAACTATTTAAAGACTATAAAGTTGTGGTATATGAAAATGATTCAAGAGATTTGACTAAAGATATTCTTGAAGCGTGGAGAAAAGCCAACCATAGAGTTACGGTCATTACCGAGAGCTTGGGAGACAAGAAGTTTGGAAGCGTTGCGTCTTTTGAAAGAGCTAGCGCGCTTGCCGATTGCAGAAACAAGTATATGAAACTTGTGAACGAAACTCTTGACTCCGACTACGTTATAATGCTGGACATGGACATAGAAGGAGGCTGGAGTTATGAAGGAATTTGCAACAGTCTCGGACACACAGACTGGGATATGATTGGGTCGAACGGAATACTGTACGGTCCAGTTGATGAACACAACAATATGATTGAGGAAGGCGATATTTTCGGGCGAGTCTACTATGACACATATGCCTTCAGAAGACCGGGACATCCAAAGCCACATTCCAGTCAAGAAATTAACCAGTTATTTTATAATAGAGGAGAGCCATTAATTAAAGTGTTGTCGTGCTTTGGCGGCTTAGGAATATACAAAAGAAACGCAATTAGAGATATTTGGTATAGCTCAAAAAAGCCAGACTCCGCTGCTTGCGAGCATGTATATTTCCATATTGACATGGCTAATAATGGGTTCAACAGAATCTATCTCAACCCCAGTCAAATTACCCTATATTCATCAAACCCCTATACATATATCTAATGTACGAACTTAAAGACGGATGGCACGACCGGGAAAATGATGGACTCAGGGATTTTACTTGGTCATCGGATTCATCGTTGGTAGAACTTTTCGGTTCGGGAAATACGTTAAGAATATTTGCCGGGACCGACAGACCTAAAAGAGTGCTGAAGTTTAAGTACGACGATGGGACCGAATATTCATTCAAAACATTCAATGGCTGGAAATATTATTTTGTCCCCTACTCTGGGCAGAAATTTTTGACTATTGAAACAGAAGCATTCAACCCCCCCGACGACACAAGAACTCTAGGGGTAATGGTTTCAGATATTGTGACTCTACAAGAAGAACATTCCAACGACTGCTGTTGGATTTCTGACGAATCCCTTATTGAATCTTATACTGGAAACACGTTCTTTGTTTCTGACCTAAAATCCAAGTATATTGATATAGTCTACACACTCTACGAGCCAGACACTACAAAGATAAAAATAACGGATACAGATTCTGGTAAAGAAGAAGAATTCGATATCATAAGTGGTGGAAGTAGGATTATATGCTATGAGACTGAATCTAAAAACAGTCTCAACTTTGAAGTCTCTATAGAAGACAATGTAAATATGGTTATCAAAAGTGTTGTAAACAGAAATGATTACAGCGATTACCTAGGTCTAACAGAATACGTAGAAGATAAACCGCACTGGAAGTATGAGGAACACAAAGACAAACATGAACTTAGTATTCAATGGTTCATGACTTGGAAGTGCAACTACAAGTGTGATTATTGCTGGCAGGAAGTTTCAAAAGAGCTTTACAGGTATAATAAGTGGGATAGAATGGCTCCCGAATTATGGGCCAACGCTTTCAATAAACTAAACCCTTATTCTATCTATCTTACTGGTGGAGAGCCAAGTCTTTACAAAAAACTTCCAGAGTTTATAAGCCTACTAGACAAAAAAACTATTGTTAGCATAACCACTAACTTTGGCAGAACCTTTGACTTGGATAAGTGGAAGTCTATTATTAAACCCGGAAGGGTCACGGGTTTCTGGGCGAGCTTCCATCCAACCCAACTAAACAATGTTGATGAGTTTTTCTCTAAAGCTGACCAGTACCTTGATTTATACGGAAGCCACGGCTTTGGTTTAGAGATGGTTCTACATAAAGACAATCTTCCCTACAAGGAAAAGTTCCTAGATTTTTGTAAAACCAGAGACATACAATACGCACTTGACCCATTCGTAGCTCAATACGAAGAAGACAACCAGCCAGAAGTGAACCCTAAAGAATTTGTAGAGTTCGATTCAAATAACAGGGCAGAGGACAGGTATAATAAACTTCCTATAGTTCAAACCGCCGGGCTTAAACGAGAACGGATATGTAATATCAATGCTCAAAAGCAAATTGAGTACACTGAAAAACTGATGGCTCCCAAAAATCTAAGTCTCAAGCTAGACGAGAAAACAGACGAGCCGGGGAGGCTGCCGATATTCTGCACCGCTGGAATGTCAAGAATCAACGTAGATATGGAGGGGGACGCATTCACCTGCATGAGTGCGATTGACAGAGGCAAGCTATTCAAGCCCCATTCCCTGCCCCACTACAAGCCGATAGGAAATGTACTAGATGATAATTTTGAGCTACTGAAAAAACCAATCGTGTGCTGGGAATCATTCAGGTGCTCTGCGTGTGATTTTGAACTCGTAGATTACTACTGGGAACCCATCAACAGTAACTTTAAATACAAACTCCCATTACCTGAGTAGACATGCGTGACTTAGATTCATTATTTTGGTATCATACTTTTTTCTTAAATGATAACAATCATGTTTTGAAAAGAGAGTTGTCAAATAGAGTCCTCCAAGGTGAGTGGTGCCACAATATAGATGCTGACATATTCTTGGAGAACATGAAAGATGTAGAATCTGGAAGCGTTATTGATGTGGGGACAAATGACGGATTTTTTTCACTAATTTTTGACAGTCTAGGCTTTGATGTTACCACCACAGATGCTTGTGACAGAACTACGAGGCGCGCTATATACGAGTTTCTTGGCAAAGAAGACAAATTTGTACACACAAATCTTTACCAGTTAGACAAGATTGACCACTCGTATGATTATCTGTGGTGCCAAGACGTAATATGTCACTTAGAACATCCTTTGCTGGCATTCAGAATCTTTAGAGAAATTTGTAAAAAGAAAATATTCTTAGGTGTAGACAGGTTCACCTGTGAGGAGTTTGAATTTGATTTCTACGCAAACTGGAATGTTGGACCATCAAAAACATGCGTATATGCAAACTATGACTACACCTATGTGTTTGCAGAAGATTTTATTAAACAAACCTTAATAGACTGTGGGTTTATGAACCCCCACATCAAGTTTTCCTACAGGGCTGTTGGGCAGAACAACATGTCTGACTGCGGAGTCAGGACTATTGATGTCTATGAGGCTGACGTAAATCCAGACAGGAGAACTGACTCTTGGTGGAAAAGCTTAGACTGGACAATGGTTGAGCCTTGGCCGGAAGATGACAACTGTTCTTCGAACCCCATGCCACACGGTTAGGGTATAATACTCAGAAGGGTATTCTAGAAACAAAAGGCGGAAAAATGGACGTATCGAGAGAAGACATAATTGAAGTCAAGTCTTGGATGAATATGTGTGAGGTCAACTATGAGGTAGACCATCCTGATAACGACAGCATTCCACCAGCCGGTATTGTGTATTGCAATATTGAATGGATACCAGCGTTTTTTGATAAGTGTAGCCAAACGGACAACGAATACATAGTCGTCAGCGGGTTTAGTGACTTCGGTCTTGCGATACAGAACGAACACCCTGTGGCTATAGATATGATTAAGAATTTTCCGATGCTTCACGGGCAGATACAAAAAGCCGGATATTCTTCAATTAACCTTCCCCCTAGATGTAGGCCAGAAGTTTGCGACATAAGACACAAGTATTCTATAAAGGTTCACAGTTTTACAAGAGACACTATTCCAGAGATACCTAGCAATATTAAGAAGTGGTATCTTTCCAACACCATGGTTCAAGAAGACAATATCACTGGAATACCTTTTGGCGTCAATCAAGGTGCTTCAGAGATTATTCCCACGATTAAAAAATACTCGTTTGAGGAAAAAGAGAACCTAGCTTATGTTAACTGGCAGAATTACACAGATGAACGATGGCGTCTAAAAACACAGCTTCTGTCAAGAGAGCTTCCTTGGGTTACAGCAAGAGAAGACTCCGACTTGGAAGTAGAGGACTTCTTTGATGAGATTGCCAAGCATGTTTATGTCCTGTGTCCGCAAGGCAATGGCATTGACACCTATCGCTTTTTAGAAACTATATACTTGGGTTCAATTCCAATCGTAAAAGACTGTCCTCTTATTAGATATTTCTCTGGTTTGCCGATGCTTGTGATAAAGGAGTGGCATGATATAACTCCGGGGCTTTTGAAAGAACAATACGAAACATATTTTTCCAATAAAGAACTATTTAATTTTGATAAGGCTAAACTTTCATATTGGAAAAACTTAATCAATTCTCATGTTCCAGAGGCGGCTTCGGTATGAACTTTAATTTTATTTGTCCTATAAACCAGTTGGGCTATGGAGTTGCCAGCGGGAACATAGTCAAGGCGCTGGGAGAACTAGGTAATTCCATTGCTCTCTGGCCCCTTGGAAAACCAGACTGGCCCAACCAAGAAGACCACGAACTTTTTACGACCTGTATGCATCTCACAGATTTGCCAGATTTCAACGCGCCCTGCATAAGAATCTGGCATCAGAATGACATGTCTCAGTTTGTTGGTCGTGGTCCTAAAATTGGATTTCCTATCTTTGAGATGGACAGATTCACTGAAGTGGAAGTACACCACCTGTCCAGTCTAGACAAGATATTTGTGTGTTCAAAATGGGCTAAGAAGATTGTTGAAGAAAATGTAAACATCAGTCCCGAAAATGTTCATGTAATTCCTCTGGGGGTCAATCCCGACATATTCTCTTCCACAGGTATTGCAGGAAGAAAAGAAACTGTGTTTTTTAACTGCGGAAAGTGGGAAATAAGAAAAGGCCACGATATCATTTCTGAAGCTTTCGATAGGGCGTTTGAGCCTGATGATAATGTTGAGCTTTGGATGATGTGTGCAAATCCATTTTATAGCCCGCAGGAAAACTATGATTGGGAGAGACAATATAAAACGTGCAAGATGGGAAGCAAAGTCAGGATGATTCCCAAGCAAAGAGACCAGCACTCCGTTTCGGATATTATGAAGACCGCAGATTGTGGAGTGTTCCCGGCCAAGGCAGAGGGTTGGAATCTAGAACTCTTGGAAATGATGTCGTGTGGTAAACATGTTATAGCTACAAATTATTCCGGCCATACAGAATTCTGCAACAGCGAAAACTGCATGCTGATAGAATGTGATGAACTCGAAGATGCGCACGACGGCAAGTGGTTCAATGGCCAAGGGCAGTGGGCCAAAATTGATGAAAAACAGATAGATATGATTGCTGCATATATGCGAGATATTCACGCTCTAAAACAGAGTGGTCTTTTGGAGAAGAATATTGCTGGAATAGAGACAGCACAGAAGTTCTCTTGGGAAAATTCAGCACAAGCGATTCTGGATATAAATTATGGGTAGAGTCAATGTTCATCAATATCTTGCTAATGTAAATCAAGAAGGCTTACTTATTGTTTCAAAGGACGGTATTCATAGGCCAGAGGACCAATTTAGGCAGTGGGATGTTAATAGGATAATAGTTAACCATTACTCTGCCGCTGTGAATAAAGCGATTGATGAGGACTCGTCTTTTCAGAATTTTAAAAGCGACCCGAACTATAATAGTATAGTTGGTATGTGTAACGAACTTCAGGCTAAAAGATGGCTTGAAAGAGCAGAGAAAGAATTCCCACAAGTAATAGAGAAGATAGAAACGTTCAAAAGGAACGATATTATAGGAAATCCCGCGTTATGGGATTCAAAGAAGTACGGAATGATTTCTGCGGACACGATGCATAGGATAAATACCCTGTGTGACATCGAAAAATATTTTGGTGGATTAAATGGTAAAAATGTTGTGGAAATTGGTGTAGGATATGGTGGACTTTGTTTTGCTCTGTCTTCTTTTTATGATATCAAATCATACGAATTAGTTGACTTGGATAATGTTGTTGAGCTATCCAAGAAGTATTTGTCAACGCTTGGTGTGGAATTAGATTCTTCCGAAACAGAAGATTTTGATTTGACAATTAGCGAGTTCTGTATAGCGGAGCTTGATAATAAAGGAATCTCTGACTACTATCAGCGATATATACAAAAGTCAAAATCTATCTATTTAATGATGAATCCTGTACCCCACAAATGGCCAGAAAAAAGATTAAGCGATTTTCACGACATATTAGAAGAAAGCTTCGAAATCGAAATACACGAAGAGTTTCCAAAGGTTGTTGATTTTAATTATCTCATAGTTGGAAACAAGAAATAAGGGGTCTTAAATGCCGTCTCCAAAAAAGAGTGAAATAAAAAAGGACTACATCTCCAGATGCATGTCTAGTGAAGAAGCCAAGAGAGATTTTCCAGATTCGTCGCAGAGAGTCGCTTTTTGTCAAAGTAAATGGGAAAATAAAGAGAAAGCCTCTGCTGCTATTTTTATTTACAAAGATACAAAAACCGGTGAACTTTACCAATATGCCAGAAAAGGCACCTATAAGAAAAATGGTAGAGTATTGATTTTTGTTAAAAAGGTGAAAGGTGAAAACATGTCAGACCATATTTTAAATAGAATTTCTCAATCATATGCAGATGACAAAGCCGGGTATCCTCCAAATTGCAACGAAGGATATGTAGAGCAGGATGGAAAATGCGTTCCTATTCAGGAAGAGGACGGTGGAAAGATGAAGAAGAAGGCTGGCAAGAAGTGGAAAAAACATTAATATCCATTACCAAGGGAGAATAACATGTTATTCAATTATATTAAAGAACATTGGCTGTGCTTTCTAATTGGTGGAATTATTGGTTACGCCATGCATTGGTGTCCTCTACTCGGCCATGACCACGGCGTTTGTCCTAGACACAATGCTTGTGCCTGTGAAGACTGCGCTTGTGACAACTGCGCTTGTGGTGTAGACTGCAAGAACGGCTGCGCTTGCTTGGGTTGAAAGCTCAAAAAAAACTAGCGCCGGTCGGTGCTACATACTAACTAGCGACATTCTACAAGAACTTAAGGAGGAAGGATTGTGACACTTCTTACCAACATGGTGAGGCAAGCGGCTGGAACCCATTTTCAAGCAAAAATGGAGGAAGCCAAAGTCAGAATGCAAGTATACGAGGAGCCGGTGGGTGTTGGAGAGCATCCTTATGTTCTTGCAGAATATATCAAAGCCGTAGAAGACTATGAACATGCCCGAGGCTGTTTGGAAGTTATAAATTCTATGGGAAATTAATTAAATGGATAAAATATGGGCATGTTCTCAAAATTCTTTAAAGGGCAAAAAGAGGAAGAGATTGAACAGTCGCTGAATCCAGAGCCAGAAATAGACCCAGAGCCTGAAATAGTATGCTCCATGCATTTTGAAATGACTAAAAATGGAGACATACTTGCTGAGTGCGAATGGGACGATAGTTCTTTGTTCGACTTTGCTCAACTTATTGCAACACTAAACACTGGACAACTACTTCCAGAAATCTTGTCTATAATAAAAGACACCTGCAATGATTCCGGCTCAAAGGAAGAATATAAACGACTACTAGGGTTTATTTATCTTCTTACATCAAAAGAAGCGACCAACAACTTAGACTCTTCTACAAACCCACTAATCAAACCTACCCAAGTCATCAACCCAAAAGACGAAGGTGGTCTTGCCGGTCTCTAGGAGGCGTTATGTCTTTAACAAAAAAGATAGCGTGGGAAAAATGGGAAGATGAAGAGGAGCAAAGCTCTCCCCCTACAGTTTCCCATATGAATACAGCAAGTCCCTACCCCGAAGAAGAGGAGGAGGACAGCGGTATCGACATTACCGAGCTTTATTCTGGATTTATCTCCGAAATGCCAACGATAGTTTCTACGCCTGTTGGCATGTATCGCCTACAAGATAGAATGAGTCCAACCAATCAGTTTGATTGCTGGATGGGCTATACCAATTTTGACATAACGGAAGAAGTCAAAAATACGATAGAATCCATAAAAGGAGTAGAACTTCTAGTTGTCTTAACAAGATACAGGTTCTTTCTGGGTGTAGCCAAGCTTTTTAATTTTAGGGATGTCAGAGTTGAAATTGAAAACAACTTATGCAACCGACACGTAGAGCAAATCAATATACAAGATGATGAGATTAGGGAAAAAGTTGAAGACCTGCAAAATCGTCTAAGTTCAGAATATAAACACTGGGCAATATTTGTGTTTCCCAATGGAGGAATCGACTATACGTTTTCCGACGACAGCAATGATGATTCTTTTATAGAAAGGATGATTCAATACAACGAGGCTAGAGTGATATCTGGAGGTCTTGTTGTTAAATCGGAATAATGGAACTAGAATTAGCGTGTTATGATAGAGTCTCCGACTACGATTCGGTTTTAAATAGCATCTTTACTGGCACAAGATGCACCGCAAGATGTGTGTCTATACCATCAGGTCTTGTGTCCAGAACTTCTTTTTTTAAAGAGTATATCGACATTTCTTCAGCCGTGGACTTTCCTTATGGTCTTAGCGAGACCTCGGTAAGACTCCACGAAATAATAGTCTCCATCAGGCAGGGTGCTTCTTTGATTGACCTCTGCATCAATAGCAGTAGTGTAGCAGAAGAAGACTGGGAAAGTATTCGTTTAGATATCAGAGCGTGTCTAACCGCCTGCAAGGAACATAACGTTGAGCTAAGGCCGACCATAGAGTACAGGCTTTTTTCTGAAAAAACCGTATTCATTCTTTGTGACCTTTTTATGCGAGAGGGGATTGAATACGTGGCCAATGCTACAGGTACAATGTCGGACGACACGATGGACAATGTGATAATATCAAACAGAATGCAAACAAAAACCGGCATCAAGGTTATTTCTTGTGGTCGTATATGGACTCCTTCACATTTTGACACTTTTAAAAATGCTGGGGTGAATTGCGTAAGATTAACATCTCCTCGTTTAGCTGAAGAATTTCTTAAAAATGGTGTATAGTAATCTGGACTAGGACTATTATATTTGGATTTTAAGGACAAATAGTCAAATCCAGCTATGCTCGCTGGACACCTTACAGGAGGCTTTTAATGGCCACTACAACCATTTCTGGAAGCACCACCAGAAACAACGGTGCAACTGTTCTCAACGGTGGAGACGTAGACACTACCAACACGGTCACTAATGCTGTAGCTTTGCGAAGTAACCTAGACGGCTCCCCTGCTGCCTACGGAACCAAGGTTATTGCAATCACGGGCGTTCAAACTTCCAAGGGTTCTGGAGCCATTGCTTATCAGCCTGAAGCTGGCGACCCTCAATTCCTAATTCGCGGATATAGCACAAAGGTCAACAATGTTTCGAATACCGTTCTACAGAGCGGTGGCTCCGAAAAAGCTGGTCGTCGTGCTATCAATGCGCTAGCCAAAACCCACAGATACCACATTACGTCTATTAACTACGTAACTGGTCAAGCAACCAAGGGTGGAAGCGCGGGAGACGTATCCAACTTCGTCCAAACTGGTGACGGTTCAACAGCAGCTTCTGATGACGCTGCCAACCCGACACGCGCCATTCCCGGCGAGCTTGTTTACATGCACGGTGCTTTGACTCCTAAGCAGGATGATTATAAGGCCAAAACAGGTGGCTAAAATTTAGCATCCAATTTCACGGAGGGGGTTGGCTGACAAAAGTACAGTCAGCCCCCTCTTTTATTGAAAGGCGCGCTTTCCCATGGAATCCGATATTTTTTCAGTTCCTGTGCTTGCTGGAATAGTAGCGATGGTCATGGCTCTGGGAAAGGTTATTGAAGTTCTAATTTTGAAATCAGTACCCCCAAAGTCAATTCTTATGGATGACGAGAGAGATTGGATTCAACATACTTATAAAGTGATATCTAGACAAGATTCTGATGGAACTCCCTTGGTCTATGTCCCAAGAAGTTGGGCAGAAACACAAAAAGAGATGCAGCATATTATGACGCAAATCGTTAACGACCAAAGAAGGATTGCAGATATCTTGGACAGAATAGAGAAAAAATTGGAAAACGAACAATGAAATTAGTTCCTTACGAAGAAGCTAGGAAGCAAATAAAAGAAGCTGACGTTCTCCTGTTCCGTGGAGAGGGCTTAGTTTCTTGGCTGATAAAAAGATATGGCGGTGGAGCGCATAGCCATGCGGCTATGGCTCACTGGGATGATGACGATTTGCAGTGTGTGGAATTTAGAGAGTTCAAGGGCGGAAGGGCCGTTTCTATGAAAAGTCAGGTCGAAACTCATCCAAATAATATTGATGTATTTCGGGCTGCTGATTTGATTAGAATTGGCGAATCTAAGTATAATCTTGATTATGGTAAAAACAGCGTATCAGAACGCATTGGAGATACCATGAAAGAGATTACCGGTCTTGATTACGGTTGGAAGAATTTTTGGAAGCTAGCTAAACACTATGCTCCGTTTTTTAGATTAGCTAAACAGAACATGAAAGACGAAGAACCTAACGAGGTTTTTGTTTGCAGTACCGCTGTTACTTATGCTTACAGAAAGAATTACCTTGACCCAACCCCATATTTGGCAGATTCCGCAACTACTCCCGCTGACCTAGCTAGGTCGGCTCTGTTTTCCTACCAGTTTACTATACAAAAAGATTGGTAGAATTATTTAGGATTTGTGAAAAGGACTTTCTAACGGTTAATGCCTTATGGAAAGGTCCAGTGTAATGAAAAAATTATTATGTGCTATCGCCCTTGTTCTAGGGTGTATGATAACCACAGCAGAAGCTAAGCCACTAACAATGGACGAAGCTTTAGAGGCTGTATGCCGAGTAAGCACTAGCGGTGCTTACGGAAGCGGCACGGTGTTTGCAGAAGATGAAGATAAATACTACGTCTTGACAAACGGTCACGTCGTTGGCCGCTCCTCAAGAGGCCATGTAGAATTTTTCCAAGATGGGTATAAGTCCGCAAGAATTCCATTCAAAACTGAGTATGCGGCCTATAGAGAAGGAACAGCGCTAGACTTGGCGGTTCTTTCTGTTAAGAAAAACTTCTTTGGTCGCTATCCGCCAAGAGTAATCCCTCTCGCACCAAAAGGCACGAGCATACAACCAAATGACTTGGTTATGGGTGGAGGGTGTCCGTCCGCACAATGGGCTTGTTATTGGAAGGGTAGAGTCAGAAGCAACACTGGCGCAGTGATAAGTTTCAATGCCGCTCCAATTGGAGGGCAGTCTGGTAGCGGAGTTCTAGTTCTTGTCAAAGACGACAAGGGAGAACTTCATAGCAGAATCGGCATCCTTCTTGCTTGGCGAGTTGGCGATGGGGCTTGGTCAGACGATGGACCCAATGACTATGGTGCTGGCCTGTCTCTAAAACAAATCTATGAAATACTAGAAGGCAACGGCAGAGACCATCCAATTGAAACCTCTCACAGTATAGTCAACGACGAGAAGCAGGCAAAAAGACCCCTAAACACTAGACCTGCTAAAGAAAGACTGAGCCGCACTTGTCCAAATTGCGGTCACAAAATCAGTGACCATGTTGTTATTCCTGAAAAGGGTGGTCTCAAAAAGACTGCCAAGGGCGAATTTATGTTTTGTCCAGAAATTAAATTTGCTGATGGTGGAGTGGCAGACACGGCTCGTTACTACGGGGGGATAAGAGTTGGAGAATTGTACGAGGGCAACGGATTGTTTCCTTGGTGTCCTCTAAACCCATGCCCGCCCCCACGCAATCCTCCACAACCGCCCACAAACCCTCCTGATGGTGGCGGAAATGGTGGAGGAGGCGGATTTAATCCGTGGCCGGGAAGACCAGACCCCGGAACCCCTGAACCACCAGTAGACCCTCCTATTGATTTCAGCAAAGAAAGACAGGAGTACCTTGACAAAATTGCGGGACTTCAAGAAAAACTTAGCAATCTTGAAGCACTATCCGAAAGCTTAAAAGCCGAGCTATCTGGAACTACTGGAAATCTACAAAAGTCTCAGGATGAGATAAATGGCCTTAAAGATTTATTAGGACAAGTTGAAGGTCAAAAGCAAACCCTTAATTCAAGAATAGAACAGTTGTTAATTTTTGTTCAAGATAAAGAAAAAGTTATAGCAGAGCTAAAAGATGGAAGTTCTCATTATCTTGATAATATGACTAATGGCAACGGCAATACAGTAGAAAATGTTAGCTTTACTCTAGGTGGAGCTAGCTTAGGTATGCTTGCGTTAAAATACGGCGTTCCATTCTTACTTAACAGGAGACGAAGAAAAAAGAAGAAAAGAGGAGAAGATAATGACGATTTAGATGACCGAGCGGGGTATGATATTAACGGGGGATGTGATACCCCACCACAAATCTCAGAGCCTGAAAACAAAGAGTACATTCACAGACACGAACATATTCATAAACATAGACACAAGCATGACAATGAATTTATAATGTCTCCAGACGAATGTCCTCAACCACAAACCAGCAACGAGATTGACGATTTGCAGAAAGGACAGCACGGGTTAAATCCGGGCTTTGTTGGATACGGAGTTCCAGTGGCAACGCCGTATCATCAACAGCCTGTTGCGGCCCATGGATTGCCTCCTCAGTTCATCAACATTCCGTTTAGCTCAAGAAAAACAGTAACTTCTGAGCAAATCATGACGGTAATTGGTGAGCTAACTAACGAGTATCAAAACGACCAAACCATGACAATGGGTCAGATTGATACCCTTATCCGTCAGAGACTTAAAGAAAAATTTAATATAGAATAAGGAGATAATTATGTCAGAAAATCTCATCATCCCTACACACGACGCAATTTTGCCGTACATGTACAAGGGCGTGAAGTGGGCTATTCCTAATGTTGGCGACAACAAGGAAACCCACAACTTAGCAATGGCTAGACTTTTCGAAAAGGTTGGCGAGCATCTACAGGCTTTTTCAGTACGTACTGATTGCTTTGTTCCCGGCCCGCCAACGCTTGGCGCTGTAAAGCATCATCACAATATGTTCGTTCGTCTGTGCAACCTGATTGATACGAACACAAAGCGTGACAACATGGAGAGACTTGAGGCGCATCATATCAGCCATGAGAGACGTGCTTTTAAGATTTACCCAATTCGATACTTCGATGTTAAGAATGACTACTGTCGTCGATGGGTTGAATTGTGTCTTCAGGGCTTGAGCAACATTGCCCAGCTAAGTGAAAACACTTGGGGCAACGATTGGTCAGAAGCTACAGCGACTGAAATGAAGAAGCTGTTCCGTGAAGGGTACAGGCTTATGTGCGTGGAACTTTTCAAGGTTCCCGTGGCAACCGCAGAGAAGGTCTTTGCCGAAGACGGTACTGCATTCTTCCTAACCTCTGAAGATTTTGCCAACTATGACACTAGCCACATTCCTACTATCGAGTGGATTAAGCATCCTGCTCTTGGTAGTGAATTTACTGAAGACGAGCTTCGACCGATTTCAACCAACAACGTTCCGGTTGCTCCCGGTGTAGCAGAGAATGACCCCAATTCACCAAATCGTGTACTCGAAAGAGACATGCAGGGCAACAGTGGAGAGGTCATTGAGTAATTAACTTTTCTTGGATGGCCCCCAATTCGGGGGCCATCTTTTTATATCCACAGGAAGGATTCTATAACATGAAACTCTTAGCTACTATTATAACGGCTTTAATCATCTGTGCATCTCCGACCGCTATTGCGGAAGAGAAAACCTCTGTTGACACAGTTTCACAATTTTTACAGGACGTATCTGTAACGGTTAAAACCGGAGGTCTCGGTGAAGGCTCTGGGGTGATTATTACCAGAGAGATACAGACTAAGAGAGGAAAAGAAAAAATTAACTTTATCTGGACAGCAGCCCACGTAGTAGATGGCCTTCGCTCCGAAAGAAGAATTGTAAAAGCTGGACAAACGAGAAGAGTTATTGAATTCAAAGATGCTCAAATTGTTAAGGAGCTTGTTGAGAATGGAAGACGAGTGGGTGAGCTTAAGATGGATGCAAAGGTCATAAAGTATAGCGATTCGGAAAATGGGGAAGACCTAGCCTTGTTGATGGTTAGAAAGAGGGATTTTATATCAAAAGGTGTTGAGTTTTATATCAACAAGGACAAACCGGTTTCGATTGGGACAGAGCTATATCATGTGGGAAGTTTACTCGGACAACTAGGCTCAAATTCCCAAACGCGGGGTATAATGTCACAGGTAGGGAGAGTTCTTGACCTTGGGACTGGAGATGGTGTAGTATTTGACCAAACTTCATGCCCCGGTTTTCCGGGGTCGTCTGGAGGAGGAATATTCCTCTCAGAAAAAGCTGGTCCCAACTCTGGCAAATATGTTGGAATGCTTGTCAGGGGTGCTGGAGAAACCTTTAATTTAATAGTTCCAGTAAGACGGATGAAAAAGTACGCTGAGAAAGAAAATATCCTGTGGGCTATTGACGAAACTGCCAAAACACCAACCTTGGAAGAAATCATCTCATTGCCAATAGAAGGAGGAAGCGCCAAAACGACTGAAGGCACTAAGAAGACTGAGGATTCTGTTAAGTTTCCAACATTATTAAACATCAAAAGAGGTAGCACCAATGTTAAACGTCAATAAAATTTCTGGTCTTTTCTCATCTCGCAGATTTTGGGTCGCTGTTGGCGGCGTCGTATTTGTAGTATTCGACGCATTCGGGCTTGGCCTTACAGCAGAACAAGTTAATCACATGGTACTTCTCGGCGGGGCATGGATTGTCGGGGATAGCCTTAGAGCATCATAGGTTTAGGAATGAAGATTATTTGTACCACCGTGGTTAGGGCTGCTGAACATGGTTCTAACCACGGTGGTCTTTATATAATAGATTTAGAAGACGAAAACATAATCCACTACGCTCCCTATGACGAGAACTTCGTCAACGACAACGAAAGGGGAGGTGAGCGTGGTCTTAGGGGGGTTTGCGTTTTGGACGACAGGATTATTGTCGCCAGCGCAACCAGTCTAATAGAGCTAGATAAAGAGACTTTCGAAGTAGTCAGAAAACTCGAAGACAGAGAAGTCTTTCGCTCTATACATGAGATATGCTTTTTCGCGGATTCTATTTGGGTTACGTCTACAGCTATAGACTGTATAGTACGAGTCGATTTAGATTTTAACATCATTGGCTTGTATCAAATAACTGGCGAAAGCATGTCTGACTACAAAATGTTGACAGGAAAACATGTCACAGACCTCTCAAAGATAAAGGAAAATGACAATTTCCATATCAACTCTATCTCCGCTTTTAACGAAAGGCTCGTATTCGGCGGGCTGATAACACATCTGTATGATTTTGATACGATGAATGTTATTGAATCCATGCCGATAATCCAGAACTCAAAAAGCTTTCAGCACAATTTTTATGAATATGACGATATGCAAATAGTCAACCTGACAGGTTGGCAGAAACTAGGAATTATCAAAAATTCAATTTGCAAAACCGTTGATATTCCACGCTCTAAAGCGGTGAAATACTATGCTGACGAAATTGCCGAGAATAACTGGAACCGGGGATTGGCGAGAAAGAATGAGCTTGTCTTTGTCGGCTCGTCACCAGCCAGAGTTCTTATGTTTGATATGTCAACAGGGAAGTTTGAAAAGATAATTTCGCTAGAAGAAGATATGCGACACTGCATTCATGGACTAGAAATACTGGAGCCATAATGGTTAAGGAAATTACTGCGCAGGATTTACAGGACTGGCAAGAACCTTTTGAAAGAATCTTGTCTCATATGTATACCAGCAAGACTGGTCCCGCAATTCAAATACCAGAAGAGCATAAGCAAAAGCTTATTGAAGACGCTTTCTTTCTCAAAAGCCTATACGAGCGTTCTGGAGTAGTAGTATCTAATCTCAACAAAATAATCGAGATTGACAAAAACAATCCTTCTCCGTCAAGCCACATGGAGTTTACATGCAAACTTCTGGGTTTTAGAGGAAGTTATGTGTACAAGAAGTTTGACGATAGTATTATACAAGAAATGAAGAGAAAAAATATTGACAGCGCAGAAGAAGAAGTCTACGACCTCTGCATAACTAGAGTTCCAACAAAGATATCAGAGGTTAATATGCATGATGGCGGATGGTACGTTGTAATTTCTAGACTTACAAAAAAGTTTTCTTTTAGTGTTCGTGCTTATAGGTATTTAACTGCGGTGAGACTTTAATATGGGAAAAACGATAAGAAAAAAAAGTAAGCGAGATAGGAAGCGTCTCAAGAATGAAAGACGCACTAGGAATAGTAAGAAGCGCTTATATGAAGAACATCAGAAGTAGACCGTCTTGGGACAATTATTTCATTGGTCTCGCTCACTACGTTTCTACAAGAAGCCACGACTCCCAAACTCAAGTTGGCTGTGTAATAATTAATGGTCAGCATGAAGTTGTTGGAGTTGGGTATAACGGGTTTCCCGGCGGGGTAGATGATAGCGCCCTTCCTACCACCAGACCGGGAAAATATCCATTTATAGTTCATGCAGAAGCCAACGCAATAAGCAACCTGATTGTTAAACAGGTCGATTGGTATACAGCTTATATTACACATTTGCCGTGCGCCACATGCGCAAAACTATTGTGGCAAAATGGCGTCCATGAGTGGTATGTTCCAAAAGGCTCCAAAGCTCACGGCCAAGTAGAAGAAGACCGATTGGTTTATGAGTTCCTGTCTAAAAATGGCCTTGAAGTCAACTTTATTGAGCCAGACCTGTCGCACCTAAATCAACTGGCGAGCAGCCTGAAAAGTTCTTAGAGTTAGTAAGAAATATAGTGTATATCTATTGCTGGGTTTTATAGAGTTCAGACGCGACGGGCGCATAAATTTGCCTCCCTCCAGAAGAGCTAGAACGACACTTATCCAGCAAGCCAATGAGCATCAAGCATCACTTGTGACCATGTTTAATTTTACTTTAGATAGGCGTTAGATACTATGTTGTGCTTGATTCATTTTCTGTGTCGTTCTTAAAAATTACAGGTCCACGGCCCACCAGCCGTGGGCCTTTTTTATTATGGCAACTAGGATAATACATAACGGACCCGGTAGGTTCAGAAAGAAGACAGCCATGGAAACCCCACCAGAAGGATTTTCCACAAGGGCCAAAGTGGTCAGGGTGGTAGATGGTGATACAGTAGATGTTATCATTAAGAGAAAGATGAGAATTCGCCTTGAAGACTGCTGGGCGCCTGAGACACGCACCAAAGATTTAGAAGAAAAGCTTAAAGGTCTAGAAGCAAAAGATTTTGCAGAAGACCTTCTTATGGGCAAAGAGGTCATAGTATTCATACCGGGAGACCCAGAGGGAGAAATGAAAGACGTGTTCACCTTTGGTCGCGCGGTAGGCAGGGTCTTCCTTGACGGGGAGGATTTTTCGTCTATAATGGTTCGGGAAGGTCTAGCCACACAGACCAAGAATGGATAATTTAAGCAATGTCGGTCACAGAATTACAAAATTACACCTTCGTTAGTAAATACGCCAGATGGATTCCTGAAAAGAAAAGGCGAGAAACTTGGAAAGAATCTGTTACCCGTGTCAGAGAAATGATGCACGAGCAATACCCCGAAGCAAATGGAGATATTGATTGGGCATACGACCTGATGTACAAGAAGCGAGTCTTAGGCTCTCAAAGAGCGCTACAGTTTGGCGGCAAACCCATCTTTAAACACCACGCCAGAGTATACAACTGTATAGCTTCATATATTGATAGGCCAAGATTTTTTCAAGAATGTATGTACCTACTTCTTTGCGGTTGTGGGGTAGGGTTTTCAGTACAAAAACACCACGTAGCCAAACTGCCAGAGTTGGTATACAGAAAAGATGGAACCAAGAAGTTCACTATTCCTGATACGATAGAGGGATGGTCTGATGCTATTGGCGTTTTAGTTTGCAGCTACTTTGATAAATGCGACCTGTTTTCAGAGTACTCTGGGAAAAACGTCACTTTTGATTTTTCTAAAATTAGACCTGCTGGCGCGTATCTTAGTTCGAGTTCAGGAAAGGCTCCCGGCCCAGAGCCTCTTAAAAAAGCCCTAACGAATATTAAAAAAGTCCTAGACAAGGCTCTAAAGAACTCGGAATTTTCTACCAGAAAACTGAGACCTATAGATGTCTACGATGTTGTTATGCATGCTGCTGACGCTGTTATTTCTGGCGGGGTACGCAGAAGTGC